GGCCTGGACTCTTTCATGACCCTTGCGAGTCTGTCAAGGCCCTCCGTTTGTCACTGTGACCGCGTGTTCACCCTTGTTTTAGCCCACTGGGGGTTGCCGGGATACTGGGCAGTCGGTGTGACGAGAGAACCATCTCAGACTCTTGTGGAGTCTGTCAAGACCAGTGGACCGAGATCTATGACCCTCACGCCTTAGCGTGAGGCCGTCACAGTGAAGTGACGCTTATCGGGCGAGTCAGCGACCCTTCCACCTAAGTGGACTGATCAGCTTTTCTTCACTCCCGTACGGTATGGCTCTTGACCGTGCACCTGTATAAGCATGCTGGTCCAACTAGCTATGAAGTTCTCAAGAAGCTTTGTCTCGGCTTCGCTTCCCCTTGCGGTTCCGCTTGGCCTGACAACGAGAACACTCCAGCAGAAAGGGCTTTCTAGTAAACCAAGAGCAGGTAAAACCTTCTGACCTGCGGATATGCACGCCAATTCACTCATCGCTTTACTTGGCCATTACTGAAAGGGCTCGGATACAGTAAGCGCTGTCCGTAAGATACGTCCCCAAATGTCCACTTCAACGCTTTGTTGAATTCATGGGGAGGGGATGGGTGGGCTTGGAATCGATGGGATGGGTGACTGTCACCCCCTTTCTTTCTCCTCCGAATTCCCCTATCTTCCCCCTATTCCAAGGGATTATCAGTGATTATCCTTGCATTCCAAGGCTATACGCGCGTGCGCACATGCTCCCCTTATGAGATCAGGGCTGGCCTTGTCTGCATGTCATGACATGGCTCGGCTGAGCGTGCATGTGCTCGGATGAGCGGAGCAGATCTGGACATGTCGGGCAGATCTGGGCATGGTGGGACAAGGCTCGCAGAGGTGGTCAGAGTCGGGCAAAAGGGACCCGGGGTTGTTAAACGGGCGGTGAGTGGTGAGTGGTGAGTCCCATCTAAATTCCACCATAAATACATGTGATCTGCGTCACACGGACCTAAACAACCCTTGGTACGTAAGGGATGTAGGGGTGTGATGTAAATCACATCAAGTAGCGCGAAGGCGATCTTCCCAAGTTTGGGGTATATATACAATGACCCCCTGATGAGAGAGTGTGCAGCATCTGACGACTCCCTGACAACACTCCGGAGGCACCCCCCAAGGGGGGCCAACCGGAAGATGGTTAACTATGGAGAACCACTGCTGAACATTGTTAGGGTATGATCAGGTAAACAGTCAGTCCTCACAGGCTCGGGATCCTTACTCCGGTTGAGGGTCAGCCCTTGGGGGCTGCCCCGATGTAGTTGAGCCGCACGGCGTTTGAGTTGCATAGTTAATACTAGTTAGAAGGCAGGTTGGAGGGGTATGGCTACGGTATACAAGATGGAAGACGGTCGTATCCTTAAGACTGATCCTCGGAGCAGAACTCCGAGGAATCTTCGTTCTCAGGCCAGATCTGATTCTCAGATTCGTAAGGCAACGTTTCTGAAGTACGCAAAGAATGGTAGATCGATCAAGGAAGCCTGCCTTGATATGGGCCTCACGGAGGCCCAATACAAGTATCTCCGTCAGAGTGATTCTGGATTCCGCGAAGAGATTGACAGACTTCGCCTTATGATTTCCAATAATGGTGAAGCCGAGAACAACAGGACCAACATTGCACCATTCGAGGAATGGTGCATGGAGTATCTCGACACGAAGCTGTTCAACCATCACCTTCAGTGGGTGGACCTTCTCGAGGGTCGCCTTCCCAGGAACCTTCATCCTTCTCAGACTTTCGTCCAGGGACAGCCTGACTTCATCCTGATCAATACTCCTCCGGAGCATGCCAAGACCACGACAGTCACGATTAACTATGTTACATACCGGATCTGTCAAGACCCGAACATCCGTGTCATCATCGTATCCCAGACTCAGGAGATGGCCAAGAGGTTCCTCCGCGGAATCAAGGATCGCCTCGCATCGGAGAACAAGAACTACCAGAAGCTTCAGGTTGACTTCGCCCCTGAAGGGGGCTTCGATGCCAACTCTGCTGCTTGGACAGCTGACTCAATCTACGTCAGTTCAGCAGCTCGTGACTCCGGTGAGGCAAGTCCAACAGTTCAAGCTCTTGGTGTAGGCGGTCACATCTACGGCTCCCGAGCTGACCTCATTATTTTCGACGACACCGTCACTGGCAAGAACGCCCATGAGTACACCAAGCAGATGGACTGGATGCAGCGAGAGGTGTACAACCGCAACTCTCAGTTCGGCGCCAAGATGCTGCTCATCGGAACACGACTTGCTCCCGTAGATCTGTATGGCGAGATCATCAAGCCTGAGTACTACAATGATGAAGAGTCTCCCTGGACGTATCTTACTCAGCCAGCAGTGCTTGAGTATGCTGACGATCCGGAGGACTGGGTCACTCTGTGGCCCAGGACGAACAGAATGCCAGTCTCAATCCTCGGCCGTCAGGTTGTGGAGATCGATGAAGATGGTCTCTACCCGATGTGGACGGGTCCGGCGCTCAGGAAGCGCCGTAGCCAGATGTCTCCCAGGAACTGGGCTCTGGTCTACCAACAGGAATCCGTAGTCGAGGATGCTATTTTTCCGGTCAAGGCGGTTACTGGATGTGTTGACGGAATGCGTGCGGTCGGACCGATGCAAAAGGGTGCGCCGGGCCATCGCCAGAACGGGATGGATGGGCTATATGTCATTGGCGGGTTCGACCCTGCGATGACGGGCCACTCTGCTGCGGTTGTCCTGGGGGTGGATCGGATGACGGGGATCCGCTGGATTCTCGATGTCTGGACCAAGGGGAACCTGAAGCCCGACGATATCTTCGGCAAGATCAAGGAACTGACGGTCAAGTACAACATCAATGAGTGGCGCATCGAGAAGAACGCCATGAACCTGATGGTTACGCAGGATCGCGACATCAACAAGTTTCTTGCTTCTCGTGGCACTCTCCTCCGTGAGCACTTCACCGGATCGAACAAGTGGGACGCCGACTTCGGCGTCGCTTCCATGTCAACCCTGTTCTCGGGTCATGAGCGTGGAGAGAACCTGATCCACCTTCCAGCGCGTAGTGCTGAAGGTGTCAAGGCGCTCATTGAACAGCTGACTACATGGGAACCGCTTCCGCCGGGAGTGAAGACCAAGAAGAAGATTGATACTGTCATGGCTCTCTGGTTCGCGGAGATCCGCGCACGGGAACTGATTGGGGAGATGGACAGCATCTTCCACGTAAGCAACGAATACCAGTCTCCTCGCGATCGCGAGCGGACTATCACAATCGATCTGGACCATATGGCTCAGGCTGAGGCCCAGAACGGTTCAACTGGATGGTGGGGATAATGGCAACTCCTATGACCGCAGACATACTGCTTGCGGCCCTCAAGGCCGAAGGTCTCAAGGTGGTGGAATACAAGGACTGGCGCACGCATGAGCGTGACGCCGCTACCGGCAAGGACTTCGGGCCTGTCAACGGAGTGGTTATCCATCACACCGCTTCAGGGACTTCGGGGATCGTTGACTACTGTTATGACGGCAGTTCGGCCCTTCCGGGGCCGCTCTGTCACGGAGTGATCGACAAGTCCGGCGTGGTCTATCTGATGTCGAAGGGCCGCGCCAATCATGCCGGTGGTGGAGATCCTGATGTCAAGACCGCAGTGATCAATGAGTCCTATGGGGATTATCCTCCGGCCACGAACGAGCATGAAGGTTCGTCCGGCGCGGTGGATGGCAATGACTGCTTCTACGGCTTCGAGTGTGTGAACAAGGGCGATGGCGTCGATCCATGGCCAGCGGCTCAAGTAACTGCCATGGTCAAGGCGGCGGCAGCCATCTGCCGCCACTATGGCTGGTCGGCCAAGTCCACTATCGGGCATGACGAGTGGTCCGACTGGAAGTCGGATCCCAAGGGCATTGACATGAAGGACTTCCGTTCTTCTGTCCAGGTGGTGATTGATGGAGGCGCTGATGGCGCCTCCAGTCAGCCTGAGCCTAAGCCTGTCCCAGTCTATGCCCCTTTCCCTGGCGTGGGTTTCTTCCGGCTGGGACGAAAGCACGCTCTAGTCAAGGCAATGGGCAAGCGGCTCGTCGCCGAGGGATACAAGGGTTACAAGGTCGGGCCGAGCGAGGAGTTCACCCGAGCTGACGTAAAGGCATATGCCTGGTACCAGCGCAAGTTGGGTTATGAGGGATCTGCCGCAGATGGATATCCGGGCAAGGCCAGCTGGGCCAAGCTCAAGGTTCCAAAGTCGTAAGGAGGTGAAGCATGGCACTTGAGATCACAAAGGTCAGCCAAAAGGTGGAGACTCTGCGCCGTGCTGCATCCGAACGAGACCAGCGTCATCGTGACGTTCACGATGTTCGCTCCGGTAATGTTGAGTCGGTCATGCCGGGTGCCATGCCTGACGCATGGCCCAAGCCCATCGTGGCCAACATGATCGATACCAGTGCTCGCGACATGGCGGAAGTCATGGGAGCGATGCCCAGCATCAATTGCGCTTCCGGTGTCACCACCACAAGCAAGGCCAAGAGGTTCTCCGGCAGGAGGACCAAGGTCGCCAATCACTACGCACAGAACAGTCAGCTCAACGCCGGTAAGCAGGTAACCTTCTGCGACTACTACAACACTTACGGCATGTCGGTGTATGTGGTTGAGCCGGACTTCGAGAACAAGATCCCACGCATCAGGGTAGAGAATCCGATGGGAGTCTACCCAGAACTTGATCTGTACGGCCGAGTCCGAAGCTATACCAAGGTATGGCGTGAGGAAGCGATTCACCTCGTGGCGAAGTTCCCACACCTTCTCCGAGTACTTCAGTCCAACGAGGTGGGTGGCCAGGCCAGCATGGGCTGGGCTCAGCGTGAGATCGAAGTTGTCAAGTACTGCGATGCCGATCAGATCACCATGTATCTCCCCGCCCACGGAAACGTGGTCGTGGACTCCATGCCCAATCCTCTCGGCAAGATCTATGTCTCCATTGCGAAGCGTCCTGGCTTTGATCAGGAGATCCGTGGTGCCTTCGATGACGCCATCTGGGTTCAGCTAGCCAAGGCGCGCATGGCACTTCTTGGCCTTGAGGCTACCGAGAAGAGTGTTCGCGCTCCGCTCGTAGTCCCTCGCGATGTGCAGAAGATGACATTCGGAGACGACGCCATCATCCGCACTGACAATCCTGGTGGTGTTCAGCGGGTTGGACTCGACGTACCTCAGTATGCGTTCCAGGAGAATCAGCTTCTGGATGCGGAAGCACGTCAGGCTATGAGAAGTCCGGAGGTCCGCTCCGGAAACATCGACGCATCAATCATCACCGGTCGTGGAGTCCAGGCCCTCATGGGTGGATTCAACACCGTTATCTCCACTGGTCAGAACGTGATCGCCCAGGCTCTTGCCAGGGCGCTTGAGCTGGCCATGGAGATGGATGAGAAGCTGTGGCCAGGTCTGAGCAAGACCATCAGCGGCGTCGTGCAGGGCACTCCTTTCGAGGAGACCTACACTCCGGCAAAGGATATTGATGGAAACTACACAGTCGATGTCACGTATGGATTTGCGGCAGGGCAGGACCCTGCTCGCGCCATCGTTGCACTTCTCCAGCTCAGAGGCGATCAGCTTGTCTCTCGCGACTTCGTACAGCGCCAGCTGCCAATGGACCTCGATGTGGTTCAGCTACAGACCCAGATCGATAATGAGCAGTTCACTGACTCCCTGAAGCAGGGGATCATGGCTTACATGCAGGGTATTCTTCCGATGGCCCAGCAGGGCATGGATCCAATCGACGCGCTCACCAAGGTAGCGAAGCTGATCGAGGAACGCGAGAAGGGTTCCTCTGTCCATGATGCAGTACTCAAGGCATTCAAGCCCAAGGAAGCCCCTCAGGGGGCTTCTAACGCCCTAGCAGCTCCTCAGGCAGGCGCAGTACCAGGCCAGCCCGCAGCGGCCCCACAGGGGGCGCCAGGAGGTCAGCAGCAGGGTGGGGGCATGGACCTTCAGCAGCTCCTCTCCGGACTCACTGGGAAGGGCGAAGCAACGATGAGCGCAAGAACCAGTAGGCAGGCGGCTATCTGATGAGTGATATTTGCTGGTCCTGTGGCGAGGCTACGTACCACGACTACAAGGACCGACATGGAATCCGCTGCCCATCCTGTGGGCAGAAGGAGAAGGACGATCCGGCCAGTGCCAAGGTTGTCCTGGAATTCAAGCCGCCCGTGAAGCGAGTGGCACCTAAGAGCAACACAAGGAGTAAGTGATGGCAGATACCTGGTTCGCAGGAGATCACCCACGTTCCGGAGACTGGGAGACGCTCAAGGGACGTACTCTTGAGCCGCACATTGCGGCTCCTCTCGTTTCCACCAGCATCAACAACCAGCGTGGCCAGACCGCGAAGAACTGGTCTGGCGACTGGAGCGGATACCTTCACTCGCACGACGCGCCTACGCGCGGCGGCGGGACGATGGCCAAGTAAAAGGAGATTCCATGGATGAGGACGAAGACTACGTTACGATCAACCCAATCAGGCATAACCGCTGGTCTGTCCTCATCCTTGGACTCGACTGGGCCGGTAAGGTGGCAATGATCACCGGCAGCACGCTGACAGCAGCAATGCTCACGGCGTGCGAGCACGCCAATCAGCTCAAGTATGAAGAGAAGTTCAAGGAGGTGACTCGTGGCCTCTGAGGTAAGCGGCCCTGGCCAGTTCAGCGCCCGGACCGACAAGGCAGTCACCAAGGCCAACGAGAGCCTCCCCAATGCTGGCTACGGTGAGGCCAAGGACTATCAGGACCAGAAGTCCGGAGCCGCGATGGGACAAAGTCCTGGTGGAATGGACCTGGCTTCGATGTTCGGCAATCCATCGGCTCAGGTAACTGGCCTTGGTGAGCCCACCGCTCAGCCGGGAGTTCCAGTAACAGACGGCGCAGCCCTTGGGGCTGGCGCCGGTACAGAAGCTCTCAATACTCCTGGCGCTGATCAGGAGAGCAAGGCATACAATGCCGCCTACATGGTGGCCCTTAAGTTTCTCGCAAACCAGCCCGGAAGTTCTGACGCGGCACGAAACATCGTTCGCGCAATGCAGGCAAGCATGTAAGGAGACGCCATGTCGAAGTGGTGGGAAGAGAACATGTCCGACGCGGGTCAGGGTCTGTACGCAGACCCGTCTACCGCAGTGCAGGTAGCAACAATTCCGGCCTCACTCCTGGCTACTCAGGAGCTCCAGAAGCGACAGGTTGCTGCGGACGCCCAGCAGGAGCGCAACTCTCGCAATGGGTTCATGACAAACATCATGAATGGCATCACCTCATTCGGCAAGGGCGTTGATGGCGCTCTGTCCAACATTCCTGGCTATGGCGTGACCAAGCAGGTTGTGTGGTGGCCCGTAGACAAGGTTGCCACCGGAATGCACTGGGTCTACAGTGAGGCCCTGTCCCAGCCGCTGTCTACGGCGTTCCTCGTGTCCGGCAAGGCCGAGACCGAGGGCTATGGCCAGTTCCTCTCCGGTAGTGCGTGGAGTGAGGCGTACGGCCAGGCGGAGAATATCTCTCCCGGGCAGGCTTACATGAATGCGTCCGCCACTGATGCGGCGACCGGCAACGGCGTCAGCGTACCGGCGCTCATCGATACAGGGCTGTCCCAGCAGGAGAAGGATCAGGCCAAGACTCAGCAGGACAGGTTTCTCTACGACACCGACTACTGGCGCAGCAAGGCTGGGTGGAAGTACACGGTCGGCACTGGAGCCATCGACTTCGGTCTTGTCACTATGGCCGATCCTGGCTATGCCGCACTGAAGTACGGGGCGCAGGCTGTCAAGTCTGCCCGCTCCATCAAGCTCGCAGGTGAAGGCGCGGAGCTTGCCACTAAGGGAATCGTCGCTGGCGGGAAGACTGCCGAGGATGTTTCCACCTCCAGCAGGCTGAATACTTTCTTCGACTGGGCTGAGGGCAAGTCTCCCGCTGCCATCAGGGCTCACTCGATCTGGGGTGTTGGCCGCAGGGCCAACCCCTTTGCCAGTCAGTATTCCGAGGTGCTTGCCCATGCCTCCCGTGAGGACATGCCTAACATTGTTCGGTTCGCCATGGGCGATGCCGACGCACTTCCCAAGCTGAACGAGTCCAATCAGAGTCTGGTCTCCATGCTCGGGGACATGAACGACAACCGGACCTTCCTTCAGTCTGTCAAGTTCTCCGATGACATCATCAAGTACTTCCAGAAGGAGGCAGAGGGTGCGACGCTTGAGGGTGTGACCAAGAAGGGGAAGGTTGTTGTTCCTCCGACTCCGCGCCCTTCCGTCGGTGCCGCAGCTCAGCAGGCATGGGATGCTGCATGGGGAAAGACTGCCCAGAAGGCCGACATCTACCGTCAGGCTGTGTCCGAGTACGGAGCGCTGAAGTCTGCCGCCATCAAGGCGGGCAGTGTGGTTGATACCACGCCCTATAAGTTCGCGAAGAACTGGAAGGCTGCCCAGCTTGAGTCCGCCGGACGACAGGTCGCCGATCTTCAGGCCAAGGATGCCTCCTTCTCGCTCCTCCTTGGGGCTAACGGAGGAAGGTCCGTTGATGAGTTTCTGCCCGGCGAGTCGAATCTGTTCGGAACCCTGAAGACTCTGTACCGTATGGGTCCTCTTGCCCTCAAGGATACCGAGAAGTCTGCCGACATTGCTTACATGAAGCAGGCCCTTGACCGCAGTGGCCGCAAGGCCATTGGCGGGAATCTGGCATCCAGGTTCATCCGGAACGGCTATTACGCCATGCCTCTCAGGGTTATCCAGTCCTTCGGCGACAGGGCGCCTCAGGGCTTCATCAACCACAATGAGGTTGATGCTGTCGATCGTGTCGTTGACATGCTGAAGCAGGTTCCCGGACTGGGCGAAGATGCCCGGATGGGCATGATTGATGCCTACTCCAAGGCTCCAACCAAGCTGGAGAAGTCCAAGGCTCTGGATACTATTCACAGTGCGGTGATTGGCCACATGGCCGGTCGCTATGGCAATCTCGACGACGACTCAGTTCGTCTGCTTGACGAGATGCGCAAGTCTGGATTCCAGACCGTGATGGCTGGGCTTACGGGTGGACGTACTGATCAGATGTTTTCTGCCACCAAGGCGGTTACCACGATGTCACGCACTGGAACTCGCAGGGTTGACCTCGTGGAGGATGGCAAGGCCCTTGTTCCGACTCCACTGGCGAAGACCCAGCTCGGCATGGCTGAGCCTCTCCTGCCGGTCAAGGAGTTCGAGAGGTTCCTCTCTCGCAGTAATGGCTACTTCGCTGCACAGAAGAAGGGCGCCCTCAAGGCGGCCGACGGCCTGATGGCCGTGGCTGATCTGCTGAATACCTCGTGGAAGGCGACGACTCTCCTGCGTCCTGGCTATGTTCTCAGGGCTCCATCTGAGGAGATTGCTCTCAGGGCGGTCAAGTTCGGAGTTCTGGCAACTATCGCTGATGCTGGCGCTGGTGGTGTCAACTTCCTCCGAAACAGAACCCAGCATGTGGCTGCACTTCTCGGCACTGGCAGCCATACCGGCATCACTGGCAAGTCAATCGTTAATCTGGAGGATCGTAACGCCATCCAGGTTGCCCAGAAGCTCGGCCAGAAGGCCGAGCGTATCAGGGTGAACCGTGCTTGGCCGATCGTGCAGGGACGCATCAAGGCTGAGGCCAGCGATCTTGACGAGACCACCAGGGAACTCGCTTCGATTCAGAAGAAGCTCGACAAGTACCGCATCAAGTACGGCAGTGCTGGCGTTGCTGTCAACAAGAAGGGCAAGTTCTATACTGATGAGATCGCTCGCCTGCGTCAGAAGGCGGCGGATCACCAGGATGTGATTGATGAGCACAGCACTTACGCCAACGCCATCCTAGCGGCAGCTAAGGATGCGACGGGCAAGAGGCTTGGTGAAAGTGATTACACCTACAAGGGTATTAAGCTCCATGGTGCATTCAGCAAGGATTGGGAATACTCGATCCCAAGGAGCCAGGTAACTTCTGACGCCGCTGCCGCAACCCTATTCGCGCGTGGTGAGGCTATCGATACTGCCCGCGCCATCAAGACTGGCTCCTGGACCGGCATCAAGCCGAGCGATCCTAGCCACATGGAGGACTGGCTTCATGTTCTGAACCACCAGTTCGGGCAGGATCGCCTCTTCCGTATCGTGGCGGAAGATCCAAGTCTTACCAATGCCATGAAGTGGATGAGGACGGCCGAAGGCAAGGATCACGTCCGTGCTCTTGGGCGACTGGGGCATGATCCTGATGACCTGATTCAGGCAGTCAAGATTGCCCTGGATGATTATCTTCCTGAAGGCACTGGCCTTCAGGCCAAGATTGCCAAGGGTGAGGATATCTCTGAGAATGAGATCAGGGCAGCGATCAGCAAGGATGACTTCCCCGTTGTCCACGGCGAGGAGACCAAGCCTCTGACGAAGATGTTCTCGAAGCAGAGTGCTACAAGGTATCTCGATGATCTTGTAGCCAAGGGCTACAAGCGTCTTGGAACTATCCCTGGTGATGTCATGTCTCGTCAGCCTATCTACATGCGTGCCCAGCAGGCACGCATGCGAGAGCTGGTTGATCAGGAGCTGGCTCACTACGCAAAGGTCGGCAAGGATACTGGCAAGATCGATGTTGGCACCCTCAACAAGATGCAGCAGAAGTCCCACCAGATGGCCATGAAGGACATTTCCCAGATTGCCTACGATCCCGCAAGGACCACGGCAACTGAGGCCCTGAGGTTTATCGCCCCGTTCCTCGGGGCGCATATCGATGGGCTTCAGCGATGGGGGGGGATGATTGCAGAGAAGCCCGAGCTGGTCAACTCCGCATCAAAGATATACAATGCCCCGGTCGCAGCAAACCTGATTACCGATACTGACGGTAACCACGTCGGTATGGACGGGTATGCGACCGTCGTCGGAGTGGACGGCAAGGCATCGAAGCAGTTTGTGCCCATCGAGAACCGAGTCTTCAACCTTCAGGTTCCAGGAGATGCCAAGAACAAGAGCGTGCTCAATGTTCTGCCAGGTTACGGATCGAAGATCCGGATCTCCGCAATGAACACCATCCTGCCTGGCGATCCATGGTTCAATCCTGGTGGAGGACCTGTTGTGCAGATCTCCGGATCCTACCTGGCGAACAAGTCGCCGCAGGTCGGCGACTTCCTTCAGTGGGCAAAGGTTCTGCCTTACGGCCCCACTGGCACGATCGACGCCATTACTCCCAAGTACATGCGTCAGATCTATGAGGCAGCCACAACGGATGATGCCGACAATGTCGAGTACCAGAAGGCGTACCTTGCCACATACCAGAAGTATGTGGCGGAGTCCAAGAATGGTGGACCTCCTGTTGACATCAAGCAGGTGGAGAGCGATGCCAAGAGCTTCATGTGGCTGAAGATGCTGACGAGCTGGGCAAGCCCAGCCCAGACGAATAGTACTCCGCTTACTGGCACTCCGTACCAGTTCTACGTGGATCAGTACAAGAAGCTTCAGGAGGCAGATCCCAAGGCTGCTCAGGATCAGTTCCTGAAGACTTATGGATCTGACTACTTCGTCTTCACTGCCGCCCTCTCGAAGAGCATCGGCATTGCCCCCACTCGGGAGGCCATGCTTGCGGCGGACGAGTACAAGGATCTGATCGCTCAGGATCCTGACATGGCTGGCTATCTGACCATGGGCAAGCAGAAGGGGAAGTTCAGCTCTTCTGTCTATGCCAAGCAGATGAATGAGTCCATCGGAGGAAAGAAGATCCGCGAGACTCAGTCGGCGATGGATGCCGTCAGGGAGAACCAGAAGGATCTTGGCTGGCAGCAGTACAACAAGATCAAGCTTGTTCTCGATGGAGTTCTTCTCCGGTCCGGATACAAGTCCTATACATCCTCAGGAGCCGAGGGGCTCCTGAGCGTGAAGAGGATGGCTATCCAGCAGCTCAGTCAGAAGTTCCCTGAATGGGAGAAGGATTTCAATACCACTGACAGTGGTGCCGTATCCCGTAGGATCAATCAGTTCACTCAGCTTGTCAATACCGACAAGCTTGCGAATGATCCGTTGAGGACTGATGTTCCTGTCATGAAGGCGTATCTGGCCCGAAGAGCCATCTACAAGCAACTTCTCGAAAGCACTGGCAATGTCGGAGGGTTTGCAGTAGACGAGCGTGGCGTTCCCACTGGGGACAATGCCGCCATCGGCCTTGCCTGGCAGCAGGAACAGACTCGCTTCATCAACTCCGACACCCAGTTCAATGAAGTATTCAACCGGTACCTCAGTAACGATACCCTCCAGTAAGGAGAGAAGATGACTACTCCGAATCCCTCCGCAACTGGAGGGCTCGACCTGACGAATATGTCAAACGAAGATCTTATGAAGCTGGCTCAGGGCGGGCTGTCGACAGGAACTGCCGCCTCAAGCGGCAGTATCACAGACAACTCAGTCATCAAGTTCGGCATCTCCAAGGAAGGAACCCCCAACTATCTTGGGGGTTCCACTCAGGGAACGTTCGATCTCCAGTACAGCAAGGCTCGTGGTCTTCCTACCACGTGGAACCAGTCGGAGCTTAGGCAGTTTGTCAACACTGGCATCCTGCGCAAGATCCCCGGATTCGACGTGGGTATGGGAATGCCTGAGATTCTTGCCGCCTGGGATGACCAGCTCAAGAGTGCGTGGGGAATCAGCCAGACCAGCGGTAAGACCTGGACGCCTTTTGACGTAATGAACAGTTACTCCAACAGTGGCAACAAGTTCGGAACCGTCAAGAAGGGCGACTGGGAATATGACGTAGCAACCGGAGAGAGGGTAAGATACCTTGGCAAGCTGACCAAGACGACCACTCAGAAGAGTGTGGATCTGACTTCTCCGGAAGACGCCAGGGCTCTCACTACTTCAGTTCTCACTCAGGCCCTTGGGCGGGCTCCGACTGCCAAGGAGTTCTCTCAGTACAGGGCATCCATCAACGCCCTTGAGCGGGCCAATCCGACCAGTGCTACCACGACCACGACCTACAATCCGAACCTGTCTACCGGAGAACTGGAGACGACGAGCTCGAACACCACCACGACTGGTGGCGTATCGGCTGAAGCTCTCCAGAACTCCGTGCTGGAAGGAGCGAAGGACACTTCCGAGTACGGCAAGTATCAGGCTGCCACAACCTACTGGGATGCGATGATGCAGATGATGAACGGTGGTAGCTAATGTCTGTCAGTGGTGAGGACATCGTCAACTACATGAAGCAGTTTATCGGAACGCCGTACGTCTGGGGAGGTAACTCTCTCTCCAAGGGCGTGGACTGCTCCGGGCTCATTCAGCAGGGATTCAAGCACTTTGGTATCGATCTTCCCCGCGTGACCAATCAGCAGATTGGGCAGGGTCAGGCAATTGGGATCAAGGGACTTAAGGTCGGAGATCTCGTCTTCTTCGATACTGAACCGAATCGGGCCGGACCTGACCACGTTGGGATCTATCTCGGTGGCGGCAAGATGCTGCACGCTCCAAGGCCCGGCAGGTCCGTCGAGATCGCTGACATGACTCAGGGCTATTACGTGGACAGGTTCATGGGGGGGCGCCGCATCGACGGCGTCTCCGCCGTCGGGGCTTCTTCCACAGACTACGCCACTCCAAAGGAGACTGAAAAGCTTTCCCCTGAGGAGATGGCGGCCAACTACGGCTGGGCTTATGGGTTCCTTACGGGAACCCCCGAGCTGAACAAACTGTTCAAGGAAGCGGTTAAGGAGACGTGGACCGCAGACAAGTTTCAGGCAGAATTGCGGGATACGAACTGGTGGAAGAAGACTTCCGAAAGCGCTCGTAACGCACAGGTTCTCAAGACAACGGACCCTGCCACCTGGCAGGCGACCCTCGAGGCGGCCAAGCTTCAGGTTCGTCAGCTTGCGGCGACCGTAGGCGCCGCCGTACCGGCCGGAAAGCTTGCCAAGATTGCGGAGTCCGTTGTTGCCACAGGACTCGATGAGGACGGCATCAGGAACGTTCTGGGGCAGTATGTCAAGTTCACCAAGGATGGCACCCTCAAGGGCGAAGCGGGTATGCATGAGTACACCATGAAGCAGTACGCTTCAGAGAATGGTGTGGACATCTCCGATCAGACCATCAAGAATCAGGCTCAGCTCGTTGTGCGCAAGCTTGCGACAACCCAGGACTACGAGGATCAGATTCGCCAGCAGGCCATCAGCAAGTATCCCTCGTATGCCGACCAGCTCAATGCCGGTCAGACTATGACCGATATTGCTGATCCATATATTCAGATGATGGCCGATGAGCTGGAGGTGCCCGATACCGGCATCACCATCAACGACCCCACCATCAGGACTGCACTCAACGGAGTGGACGCCAAGGGCGTCCCTGCCGGTAAGAGCCTTGGGGATTTCCAGTCTCAGCTAAGATTGGACCCACGATGGACCAAGACTCAGAAGGCGCAGGATCAGACGATGACGGTAGCCAACAAGGTATTGACTGATATGGGGTTGATCAGTGGCCAGTAAGAAGGAAGTGGCGGAAGACTATGGCTTCGTCATGGCTCTCTTCAATTCTAGCCAGGAACTGAAGAAGCTGTTCAACACGGCCATAAAGAAGGGCTATACGGCTGACAAGTTTCAGGCCGAGCTTCGCGATACCAAGTGGTGGAAGACTCGCTCGCAGGACGAGCGCGACTTCCTCACCCTCAAGTACGGTGATCCGGCTACCGCGAATGCCAAGCTGAGCGCAGCCAAGATCTCAGCAAGGCAGCTCGGTAACAGTATGGGAATCCAGGAGACGGCTTTCACGAAGGACAAGATGGATCAGGTCGCATACAATATGGTAGCCAAGGGATGGACCGAGTCGCAGGCTCGGTACTACCTCGGGCAGTATGTGACTTTCCAGAACGACAATCGCCAGGGCGAGGGCGGAGAAACCATCGACAAGCTTCACGCTCTCAGCTATTCGATGGGAATCAAGATGTCCGGAAGCTGGTACGCGGACAGTGCTCGCGCCATCGTCCGTGGCGTGGCCACGGAGCAAGACATGGAAGACAAGATCCGCAAGCAGGCGAAGGCCCTGTTCCCCCAGTGGTCCAAGCAGATTGACGCAGGTCAGTCGGTATCAGATCTCGCCTCTCCGTACTTCCAGAGTATGGCCAATATCCTTGAGCTGCCTGCTGGCAGCATCAACCTGTACGATCCCACCGTCAGAAAGGCCCTTCAGTACAAGGACAAGACTGGCGTGAATACTGTCAAGCCTATCTGGCAGTTCGAGAATGACCTTCGCAAGGACCCTCGATGGAATAAGACTCAGAATGCTCAGGACTCCATGATGCAGACAGCACATAAGGTGCTTGCCGATTTTGGCGTAGCCTACTAAGGAGGCACCATGACCACACCAGCTAACACTGACGCCTCCGCCAACGCCGAGGTTCAGTTCCTCAAGTTCCAGGCCACCGCCGTCAGTAAGTCCCTTGACCGGGCGAAGGCTCAGGCGAGCAAGGCGAAGGGCAATGACCGGGATAGGCTCAACGCTCAGATCAAGAACATTGAGGCGCACCTCGGGAAGCTCAATGACACGATCAACAAGATATACGTAAAGACTGGCCAGTACGACAAGCTGCTCACCGGAGCCAATAGGGATGCATTCCTTGCAGTTCAGTCCCTGTTCGGTTCGTATGATCTGGGCAGCCTGTCTGGAAAGATCTATGAGTATGTCAAGAATGGGTACTCGGCCGACACTATCTCCATCCTGCTTCAGGACACCACGGAGTACAAGACAAGGTTTGCGGGCAACGAAGCCCGCAAGAAGGCGGGGCTTCCCGTTCTTTCTCCAGCGGAGTACCTGTCGACGGAGGCGAGCTACAAGCAGATCATGTCAAGTGCCGGACTTCCGTCCGGCTTCTATGATCAGCCATCGGACTTCAGCGACTGGATCGGGAAGGATGTAAGTCCTACCGAGATTCAGAGTAGGGTGGACCTGGCCACTCAGGCTACCGTTCTGGCCAACCCGACCTATAAGCAGGCCCTCAATGCCATGGGGATCCAGGATGATCAGCTAACGGCCTACTTCCTGGATCAGAGCAAGGCGCTTCCATACCTTCAGAAGGCTGCTGCTACCGCCCAGATCGGCGCTGAGGCGCTCTCTCAGGGTCTTACGTTCGACCAGACATACTCTGCTGACCTTGCGACTCTCGGGATCTCCAGAGACGAAGCCAAGGCCGGTTACTCCAATATCGCTGGAGAACGTGTACCTCTCCAGTCTCTTGCCGGGATCTATGGAGACACCTGGACTCAGCGAGAAGCTGAACAGGCCGTCTTCGAGTCCAATGCTTCTGAGATCAATAAGCGTAAGGGGCTTATCTCCAAGGAGGTCGGACAGTTCTCCGGAACCACTGGAGGAGCCAGGTCGGGCCTCGCTGGCGTAGGCGGGGCACGCTAGATATAACATGTGGTACAGTAGACGGGTACCGGCCGCGTCAGCGGCCGGATACTTCTGGGTGTAGTGAAATGGTATAACCCCTGTTTTGGGAACAGGCGTCGGAGGTTCGATTCCTTCCATCCGGACTCTGCCTTATTGATGTAGCGGTAACATACCAGTCTTCCAAACTGGGTTCGGAGTCAGCTTGAAACTGTGCACGGCTTGCCAGGAGACGCTTCCGCTGGAAGCCTTCAGCAAGAAGGCGACCACTTCTGACGGGCTTCAGTACAAGTGTAAGCCATGCGATAAGGTTTACAAGAAGGCGTACTACATGGCCAATGCGGATTCCATCAAGGCCAAGGTGATCGCAAGAAGGCGAGCAACCAAGCTCAGAGTTGATGCGTACAAAGCGAATGCGGGCTGCGCGGATTGTGGATTCTCTGACCATAGGGCACTGGACTTCGATCACCTTGGCGATAAATCATTCGGAATCTCCGAGATGGTCAAGGATGGAATGTCATGGTCTTCGATCATGGCAGAAGCCAGGAAGTGCGAAGTCGTATGCGCGAACTGCCACAGAATCAGGACGCACGAAAGACTCACAGATTAATGCCTTATTAGCTCAATGGCAGAGCGACTGACTTCCAATCAGTTAACGTCAGTTCGATCCTGACATAAGGCTCTGCGCGATAGTGTAACGGTAACACGTTGGGCTCATAACCCGAAACCGAGGGTTCGACTCCCTCTTGCGCGAATTATTGGACAGCGTAGGTTGTGCCGGTCGGTCTCCAAAACCGTACCGTGAGGGTTCGAATCCCTCGTCCTTTGCCACCAAACAGGTCACATCGCGGAGCACCTGACCAAAACGCTCTGCCCATGCTCTTTGGTGTAATCGGCAACACAGATGGCTCTGAACCATCCGTACGAGGTTCGAATCCTTGGAGAGCAGCTTTGGGTGACGTTAAGGTGACAGGTTAGTTTTGCAAACTGACTGAGCGGGGTTCGATTCCCCGGTTATCCACTCGGAGGTAGCTCAATGGTTAGAGCACTGGTCTGATACACCAGCGATTAGGGTTCGACTCCCTACCACCGTACCACTTGCATTAGTAGCTCAAAGGCTGAGCTTTCGCTTGTCACGCGAATGGGTGAGGGTTCGAGTCCCTTCTAGTGCGCTTTACTCTCATAGCCCAATTGGCAGAGGCGACGGGTTCAGAACCCGTGCGATGTAGGTTCGAATCCTACTGAGAGTACGAGGGTGCCCATGCCGACTAATTCATGGGAAAGGCAGCTCCTCAGGGAGCTGCTCTTGCTCCACTCGTATAGTGGTCAGTATAGAAGGTTCTCAACCTTCCGGGCGGGGTTCAATTCCCCGGTGGAGTACTCTTGTCTTACTAGCTCAGTGGTAGAGCGTCGGCTTGAAAACCCGAAGGCTGTGGTTCGATTCCATGGTTTGACACTGTGACCATGTTGTAATGGTAGCCTGCTTGGTTGTGTCCCAAGCTGCGAGGGTTCGATTCCCTCTGGTCACCCCAGTTCCCTTAGTCTAACGGATTAAGATACGGGCCTACGAAGCCTTTGATAGAGGTTCGAATCCTCTAGGGAACACGCTCCGGTCGCAGAATGGTACTGCAAGGGACTCTTAATCCTTGAGGATGTCGGTTCGAATCCGACCCGGAACACGCCTTATTAGCTCAATGGTAGAGCGCCTGTTTAGTAATCAGGGGATGTGGGTTCGATTCCTACATTTGGCTCTGCGCCCATGGGGGCGCTATTCTTGTGTACCATCAACGGTAGATGGGCTGGACTGTTAATCCGGAAGTTGTAGGTTCGAATCCTGCCACAAGAGCTGGCCTGACTGCGGAAGTACTTGAGTCCCCTAAACTCAAAGGCTCGGTTCGACTCCGAGTAGGTCTACATCCCCTTCGTCCAATGGGAGGGCACCTGCCTTACAAGCAGATGATGGGAGTTCGATTCTCTCAGGGGATACCAGGACGCTGAAGGCTGGCAAGCAGTCCTGTAATTCTAGACCAGCCATTATCGAATGAGCGAAAGCAGGGCTCCCTAGCCCTGCTTTTTGGCGTTCACATTCAATTAGGAGATCAGTATGAATGACTGGGGCAATGAGAACGTGTCCGACCTGGACAATAACAGCGCAAGCAATGGTCCTAAGGCACTTCGAGACGCGTACGAAGCACAGAAGCAGAAGACTCAGGAGCTGGAGAGCGCACTCGCGAGCGTTCAGACTCAGCTCAGGTCTCAGGCAGTCAGTGCAACCCTCAGCGAGCTAGGAATCCCAACCACTGCTGCCGAGCAGTACAAGGGAGAGGCGGACCCCGCAAAGATCCGCGAGTGGGCAACCACTATGCAGTCAATCTTCGGCAGTGGTGGCGCTTCCGGCGCCCCCAATCTAGCTCCACCTGCCCAGACTCTGGACCCATCGGTTCAGCAGCAGATGCAGAGCATGCAGAACGCAGGCCAGGAGGGAAGTCCCCTCGGCAATGCGGAAGCGGCTCTCGGCAGGGTGAGCGATGCTACTAGTTCAGCGGATCTGAAGGCAGCTTGGATGAGCCTTCGATAGGATCCACTCTCCTAAGGAGATAGGTAATGGCTAACGCCTTTACTGGTACTGCCGTAATGGCGAACCTTGTCCAGACCACGTACGACCGTGCTCTTGAGTTCGCCCTTCGCGCGCAGCCAATGTTCCGACAGATCGCCGACAAGCGACCTGTTCAGCAGGCAATGCCTGGTTCCAGCGTTGTATTCGAGCTGTACCAGGACCTCGCACAGGCAATCACGCCCCTGAATGAGCTGGTGGACCCTGACGCTGTGGCGGCAGGTAACCCGACTCAGGTCACCGTTACCCTTAACGAGTACGGTAACTCGATCCTCGTGTCGAACAAGCTGGACCTGTTCAGCTTCACCGACGTGACCGAGGGTCTCACCAACCAGGTTGCGTGGAACCTCATCGACTCCGTCGATGTGATTGTCCGTAACGTCCTCAATGGCGGAACGAACTACATCCGTGACAACGGTGCCTCTGGCCCCGTCTACAACGGTGCTCAGACCACCGTGGGTACCACGGCGGCTGACATCTTCAGCTCCACGTACGCACGTCTGGCAGTGACCAAGCTGCGTACCAACCTTGCTCAGCCGAACAAGGGGAACCTGTTCACTGCCTACATCCACCCGGATGTGGCTCACGATCTCCGCGCGGAGACCGGTGCAGGTTCTTGGCGTCAGCCTCACGAGTACTCTGCGGCAGAGAACATCTGGGCCGGAGAGATCGGCGAGTACGAGGGAGCGGCATACATTGTCACTCCGCGTACCACTGGTGTGGGTTCTGACTCCGGTGCTGGTGGAACTGTCGATGTGTACAACACATACTTCACCGGACAGCAGGCTCTCGCAGAGGCTGTTGCGGAGGAGTTCCACACCGTCCGTGGTCCTGTGACCGACAAGCTGACCCGCTTCCAGCCTCTGGGCTGGTACGGTGTTGCCGGTTGGTCTCTGTACCGTCAGGCGGCACTCATCCGTGCCGAGTCCGCATCGTCTGTGGGCGCTAACGTCTAAGATGATTAAGGGGCCCTTCGGGGCCCCTTTTTAAGGAGCAACATGTCTGGCTTTGACAATACCAGCTACACCGTAAGGTCTAGCACCGCAGCGGCGATCACCGTTACTGCGAATGACTACTTCATTCTGCTGACTCCTGGTGCGGCAACGGCAGTAACCCTGCCTAACGCTGCGACCATTCAGCCTGGACGAGAGTATGTCATCTACAAGACGGCGGCGGCATTCACTGTCACCATCACCCCAGCCGTGGGAACCGTCGATGGTGGTGCGAACACCACCCTGATTTCCGGTCAGATCCACGCGAAGACGTTCACCAGTGACGGAACCAACTGGTTCATCACTTCCGAGTACGACTCCGTAGCGGCCTAACATAAGGAGCTTCCGTGGCAACATGGATCTTTACCACGCCAGTGGTCGCGGAAGCTCCCATGGCGTACAATTCCCTGATGATAAGGTATCGCATAAACAGGGCAATCTCTCTTGTGGAGATCTCCGCTGGCGTGTACCAGCAGGTCAGATATGACGCCTACACGAATGAGCTTGGCGCAGTCAACCTGCCCAAGCCATTCCCCCAGGGCGACACTCAGACCGGCCTTCACTACTTTCGTGGTGGATATGAGTGGCTCGTTGATGATGCCACAAAGGCTAATCTCATCAACTCCAATGTCGGAGTTACTGAGTCGAATTTCGTGGCGAGCTTAGAGGCTCCGATTGATCTGGCGGTAACGGTGATCGAACTATGAGGAATATCGTTCTCTCACAGAACACTGTCGCTCAGTCGATCGCATTTGATACCGACGGGAATATGTACATTCCTCAGGTAATCCAGGACAATGTTCAGCTGGCAGACGAACCAGCACCGGTTCCCTATGCGACCAGACTCGCCAACGGCGATCTGGCAATCAATCGCCTTTCACCCTCCGGTGTCCTCAATGCTCAGATGTATCTGAGAAATGCCGGACATGGCGGCGGAAGTGGTATTGGTTCAGAGCCTGGCACCGGAAAGATCTGGCTTGATGGGGATTCGAGTGGCTCCGGCTTTGCCAGGGCTCTTTCCCGCGTAACCTTTGCCAATGGTGCAATCCTGGATTCACCGAACGGTTCCGGAGTGGAAACGTTCAGGCCCTTTGGGTCTGCCAGCGGAAGCCATGGGCTTGCCTGCTGCATTGATTCAATCAATCAGAAGTTCGCTATCAGGCGAACGTTCCCCGATCCGGGAAATGGGCGACGCTATTACCTGTACGACCTGAGAGATGCCAGCAATGGCGTATTCAATAACGTGCTGCATCAGGTTGATCAGGCAGCCAATCAGTATCCGAGTTCCTCGGGTAATATCGGAACCTTCCAGGGATTCCAGTCCCTCGGAAACTTCCTTTACACGATTGAGGGTGACCCGCTATCCAGCAATACTTACATCTCCTGTCTCGACTGGAGAACTGGGGTAACGGTTCAGCGTCAGTTCATCAACGCCATGTCCGACTTGTATTACCGCGAGCCTGAGGGGCTCGCGATTCAGACTATCGCCGGAGTATCGAAGCTTGTGTTCGGATTCTCCAGCGGGACGGATAATGGGCGCAACTATAATCTCGCATATATTCCAGTCGTGAAGCCGTTTGCCGCGAATGGGACATTCGGGCGTGACGGATATGGAACTGGAGGGTACGGTCAATGACCTTTACTCCGATTAGCGATGGAACCACAAACTGGGGATTCGTCCTCAATGCAGCCCTGAACGACCTTCAGTCTCAGGTGACCGCCGCTCAGGCGACGGCCAATACCGGCAACTGGCAGCCGGAGGATAACGGACAGATCGCCTGGACCATGGATCCTTACGTGTCGTCCAGTTCCCGAAGCGTGACATCGGGAACTGTGAGCCTCTTCCTGGTTTCCATCAAGAAGGCTGCCACGATTACCAATATCGTCATCTCCCGAAGTGTCGCGTTCACCAACGGAAACGCTGGGCAGAACTTCGCGGGGATCTATGACATCAGTGGAACCCGTCTTGGTCAGACCGCAGACCAGACCACCAACTGGAGTGCCGCTACAGCGCCACAGGAGGTGGCTCTAACGGCCCAGCTTCCTGTGGTGGCAGGAAAGTACTGGATCGCTCTACTGGCCAACTGGACGGGCGGTACGGCCCCCACGTTCCTTGGCGGGCCAGCTGGTGTCGGAGCCGCATACAACATCGGAACCACTTCATCGACTCGAAGGGTTGCCACATTCGGCAGCGGCCTTACGGCGCTGCCGTCCAGTATCACGCCATCATCCATGACGGGAGTCGTGGGTAATCCGCTGGCTCTCGGCCTTACGTAAGGAATCCAATGGCAAAGCCAAACAGCAAGGCGCCACTCGGTCAGGGTGGACGATTCGCCGCAGTAGCCAAGGCTGCCGGTGGAGGTAAGAAGGGCGCCGCAATAGCGGCGGCAGCAGGGCGCAAGAAGTATGGAGCTGCGAAGATGGCCAAGATGTCGGCAGCCGGAAGGAAGAAGGCAAAGTAATGGCAGGCAATTACGATCCCGCGAAGACTGCGTGCTCTGACAATTACGCAGACTACCGTGCGTACAAGCAGTCCTATCCGATCAACCCTATTGGCCCTGGCGGTAATGCCCAGCTGACCAACAATAACGAGAAGGGAATCCTTGAGCGTCAGGTTCAGGCTTTCACTTCTCCAAAGTTCGCTGCTCTCGGCAGCGACCACGACTCCCAGAAGCAGGGAATCTACCGGACCAATTCGATGGGCGACAATGACTGACGAAGATATCGTATGGGCAATGCCCTGTAAGATCTGCCTCACCAAGGGCCAGGCGTTCTGCCCCATTCACGGGAGCTAACGTGATTCTCTGGTGCGCAAAGTGTGGACTTCCAGTATTCAAGGGGCACAACTGTGGCAGGTAAGTTCAAGAAGGGAAGCAGGTGCTCAAGCACCTGCCTTACCAGAGATCACCGAACGTTTGGTGAATGCATGAGAAGTAAGGGACTTCAGGTCAATCCCAATCTCATGCATGTAGGTGCGCAGAAGAAGATGGATAGCGAACTTCAGGCTTACCGTGACGCAAAGCGTCAGGGAGTCCAGCCAGCATCCGTCACTCAGAAGGCAATCGATCACGCCATGAAGGTCTCCGACCAGACCGGGATGGCGTTTAAGGCAGGCTGATATGCCAGGTTCTTATGTAGGTATCTCTGACGACGCAGGAGATAAGCTCAACGTTGCTGCCGATGGTTCCTTAGTTGTATCCGGAACCGTCAGCACCATCGAGGCGGCAAACCCTTCGCTTCGAGGTGTGTATGTGTTCAGCCAGGAAGATGTGCCAGGAGTTGTGGCAGCAAACAACTTCGTATCTCTCTTCAATGCTTCCGGTTCCGGTAGGATTCTCGTCTTCGCCGGTGCATTCGTGTCCAGCACTGCCGCCGGTGGAACGACCGTCACCGCGCCAATGCGCGGCTACAGGGTCACTACCGCTACTGGTGGAACCCTTCAGGCGGCGAGTGCTAGCGGCAAGTTCATCACCACCTATCCGAATCCAACCGGAGAAGTTAGGTTGGGTTCGACTGTAACCCTAGGGGCCGCACTGTTCAATTCTCCTCCGGTTATCAGCGCAACCGTCGGCTCAACTCCCGTGCACTCCGTGCCCGTGATTGCTGGTGCAGGACTGTTCACCTTCGCCGAGGGTGAGGGGTTAGTTCTGCGTACCACTTCAGGAGACGTAGATCAGCGCTGGAATTTCTCTATCGTGTGGGGTGAGATCTAAATGTTCCAGGGGACTCCAAGCTCTTCCGAAATTCTTTGCAGCACAAGGGCCACTACGGGAACCCTTGTCACCGTACCGGCTGGTAAGTGGTATACCGGAAGCCTTTCCATGTCCGCCAGTGTGTCGGTGGCAGGCACTTCCGTCCCGGTCGTGACCGTGAACGGCACCAACGCATCTCCGGCGTCGGGTACCGTAGTCGGCAGGCTAAACCTTACTGGACTTGCGCTGACTACCGTCAATGATGCCATTGACACAGAGATCATTGTTCTTGCTCCGGCTGGAAACGATGTGACTATCGACTTTACGGCTGGTGCTTCTGGCACCAGCTCCGCAACCATCAATGGGTATGTATTCGGCTAAGGAGCCTCAGTGACTGTTTCATTCGCGCAACTTGTAGATCGAGTGAAGCAGCAGCTCCTCGGCTACACCAGGGATCAGGCGTCCGTGTCGTATCTGACGGCGGATATAATCGACGCCACCGACATGACGTTCACGGTGGACACCTCGACCGCGACCGGTCTCTCACGTGGGCTGGTCGAGATCGAGGATGAACTGCTTCTGGTGAAGTCCGTCGATAGGACATCCGGGGTCGTCACCCTCATGGGTGGAATTGATCCGACTTCATGCCGTGGTGTCGAGGGAACCAGTGCTACAGGGCACCTTTCGGGTGCCCTGGTAACCAACGATCCACGCTTCCCTCGCACCCGCATCAAGGAAGCTATCAACGACGCCATCAATGGCGTCTATCCAGACCTATGGGTGTTCGGTAACTACGAGTTCCCGTATCAGGCGGCTCGATACGAGTACCCCATTCCGGTGGCAGCAGAGGATGTCTACAAGGTGGTGGCCAACACCATCGGCGCATCAGGAATGTGGGTTCCTTTGACATCCTGGCGATTCAATCCGATGGCTTCCACCACTTCTGGTCAGGTCAAGCCGACTCCCACTCCAACCGGCAAGTCCATCATGGTCGGTATCGGGAATGACCGCATCGTTCCGGGAAGGAATGTGCGGGTCTCCTACATCACCAAGCCAGCGACGCTGACATCGAACTCTCAGACGTTCGAGGCGACCACTGGCCTGCCTGAGCGAGTAGTAGACCTGATCGTGTTCGGCGCTTGCTGGCGCCTCATCCCTGCATACGAGGCCGCAAGGCTTCAGCAGCAGGCCATCGAGGCGACCGAGATGGCCCCGCTCGTGAGCGTGAAGGCCGCATCAGCGGCCTCTCAGTACTTCCTTGCCCTGTATTCCAAGAGGCTTGACGAGGAGCGCACTCGCATGCAGCGCCTGTTCGAGTCGTTCCAGACATTCAACTCTTAAGGAGACAGAGTGACTACACGCTTCTACTCTTCCGTGGCCCAGCAGACCACTCTGTCCGGGACCATCAACGGATCAACTACCACGATTATCGTGGCCAGTACGACCGGCTTCCCTGCCAGCACTCCGTTCACTCTGGCTATCGACTACGGCACCAGCTCCAATGAGCTGGTCGATGTAAGTCTTGTGGCTGGCACGACCCTTACGGTGACTCGTGCTGTTGATGGCACGTCCGGACAGTCTCACTCCAGCGGGGCTGTGGTGCGTCACGTAAGCTCCGGCAGGGACTTCGCGGACTCCAGAGCCCACGAGCAGACCACGACCGCCCACGGTGCCACTGGGGTCGTTGTGGGCACCACTAACACCCAGTCCCTGAGTAACAAGACGCTCACGTCTCCGACCCTGAGTGGCACCGTGGCCACTGGTACATCGGTCTTCTCCGGTACTCCGACATTCTCCGGAGCGGTCACACTCGGAGCTGGGGGAACCCTTACCGGCACATTCACGGGAACCTCCGCCACTCTTGCTGGCACTTTTGCCGGTGCTCCAACATTCTCCGGCGCTACTCAGTTCACTGGAGCGGCACTGTTTACCGGCAGTCCCAACTTCAATGCAGCGGCAGCAGGAACGGCAGCGCTGAACGCTGCCGTCACCGGAGACGCGTTCGACAGGTTCAGGCTTCAGGCCGACGGAGGAATGAACTGGGGAAGCGGTACCGGAGCGAGGGACGTAACTCTCTACCGCTCCGCTGCTGACACCCTGAAGACCGACGATGCGTTCGTAGCTCTCGTGGAAACCACGTCGAGTGGCCTTACGGCTGGCACGAACTTCAGTGTTACGTCGTTCAGTGGACGCAGGACTTGTGGAGTCGTGAACATCGTCGTGATTCTGAACTGCACAGGCGGAACCATTACGGCAGACGCGGCGGGAAATATCTCCGACACTCTCTGTGCGACACTGCCCGCCGGGTGGCGACCAGTGGCAGGCACCCAGTTCATCTCGTACGATAAGGGTGGAATCGCAGACGGTGCCGTACGAGTCGCCACGGATGGAACGTGCACACTAGTAAGCCTTTCGCCAACCGCCACCATCGTCTCTGGTCAGACCGTGAACTTCTCAACCACATTCGTAGTGTAAGGAGACAATATGGATTATCCTCACATCGACTTTCAGGACTCCAACGACAACTCCAGTCTGGTGCTGGTCGCGTACCATATCGACCCAGTGGCGGAAGCCGACATAGTCTCTTACATCAAGACTCAAATGGCAGCCCTTCCAGGGGCTGGCACCATCAAAGCCCGCAAGTTTGTGGTGTCTGACTCCGTGGTCTGACATCGGATAGGAGCAGTCCATGACCAACATCATCGATCCGATTCCGTTCGAGATCTCCGGTTTCGGCACGACCGGTGGAGGTCTGTACGAACTCAAGGACAACGCTTACGACTACGCCCTTGATGGGCTTCCGTTCCTGTCGGCCACGCGCGATGCGTGGCCGTACAGTGAGGCCATGTCTCCCATCAAGAAGCAGCAGTTCGATAGCTTTGCCGAGCCGGGAGAGCAGTCCCTTCAGGACTGGTGGCTGAGGTCTCAGTCAAGCTTTACCGGAGGTGCGGGAGTCCTGTACCAGGATCCCGACACTGACAATCAGTTCGCTTACCGATTCTCCGACAGTCTTGGCGCGGATGCGTGGACTCCGGGAGAGCTGAAGCTTCTCAGGCGTACCTTCCAGGCGAACGCTGACACCAGCTCAACGCTCCTGGTTCGAGGTTTTGTCGACGGGACTGGGGATGACTGTTACTGGCGTATGAACAATACCGATCTGATCAAGTCCAACTTCAGCCTCAATACCGCCATCGTCGATGGCGCTGGGACCAACAAGTGGCTTGCCAGTTCTGGCAAGACGTACTACCTGTTCAAGGACAATGGCGTATGGACTGGCTCCGATGCCGGAGCCGCAACCCAGTTCTATACATGGGCTGCTACCAACACCATCGGGGAGTTCGTGAAGGCAAGGGTCTTCGCGGCCGTTGACAGGGCCCTGTACGTCCTCCCGTTCACGGGCGCACCTCCCATCGCCATCGGTACCCTCACGCCCGTATACACCCATCCAAGCGCCGATTGGGTCTGGACCTCGATCACCGAGGGACCGAACGCTATCTACGTGGCAGGTAATGACGGTACCACTGGGTCCATCTTCAAGTTCACGATCGAACTTGATGGTGATGTGCCCGTGTTGAACTCCGGTATCGTAACCGCCCGCCTTCCTGCGGGCGAGAAGATCAATACAATCTATACTTACGTCGGCTCGTTCGTCGGTATCGCAACCACCAAGGGTTTCCGGGTTGGAGAGATTGACTCCAATGGAGACATCGCCTATGGTCCTCTGCTCTTCACTCCGACCGGTGGATGCAGCGGCATTACCGGCTTCGACAGATTCATGTGGACGGGCTCAACGAATGCCCACGATGGCCACTCGGGACTCTATCGGGTTGACCTCGGTGCTCAGATCCAGGAGCAGACCACGAGGGCTGTCAGGTACGCCTACTCAAGGGACGTTTATGCACCAGATGCAACCGGAGCAATCACTTCAGTTACCATGTTCGGAGCCAGTGACGTAAAGGTCTTCAGCGCCACGGGCGCTGGAGTCTATCGAGAAGCTACTCTTCATGATGGAAGTGACACGCTGCTAGTCCCGAGTGGCTACCTGAAGACTGGGCGGATCCGGTTCAATACCGAAGAGCCCAAGCTCTTCAAGTTCATGTCTATGCGTACAGCCAATCCGCTTTACGGCGGAGTCTCCGTCTCCATTCTGACGGAGAGTGGCGGAGAGATTCCATACACTACCTACAACGAAGGCTCAGGGGCGGGAACTGGAGACATCGCGACTCCGCTCCCCGAGGGAGCGCAGAACTGGATTCAGCTCAAGTTCACCCTGACTCCTTCATCTGACCCGCTCATCCGTGAACTGGGTGGAGTCCTCAACGGCTGGCAGGTCAAGGCCCTGCCAGGATCTATCCGTCAGAGGCTGATCACTCACACGTTCCTGCTGTTCGACAGCGAGATGGACAAGACCGGACAGAACGTAGGGTATGATGGATATGCAAGAACAAGATTTGAAAGTTTCAAGGCCCTCGCAAGGGCCGGTGACTCGTTCATCTTCCAGGAACTTGCTGAGAATCTCTCGACCCAGGTAGTGATTGACGACTGGAAGTTCACTCAGGGGGCCCCTCCGGGGCCCAACCATGAGGTAGTGGGAGGATACTTGACGGTCGTACTGAAGACCGTCGCAGATAACATCTAGGGGAGAGAGATGGATGCAGCTACGATCGTCACCCTAGTGACGGGAGCAGTCAGCATGACCGGAGGGTTCGTCGGGGGAAGAAGGATGGCATCCGGTCAAGCCGTATCAATCGCAGTGGACACCGTGGAGCTTCTTCAGGTTCAGGTCCAGTCGCTTGAGAACAAGAACAACATCAAGGAAGCGGAGCTCTCAGAGCTCCGATCCAGGGTTGACCTTCTTGAAGGTCTCGTGACTCAGCGGGCAGAGGTGGAAGCCGTACATGAAGACGTACGGGAAGTCAGGGAAGTGGTTGACAGGATCGCCGAGAAGGTTGGTGCGTAATGCTCCCGTTCTGGTATGACCGTCGAATCATCACTCCGACCACCGAGAAGGAGCATGAGGCTGTCAAGTACGTGCAGCGAGTACTTCGCTGCAATGAGTCCGGAGAGATGGATGAAGAGACCAAGTCTCATATCCGTGGGATTCAGTCTCTGTTCGGACTCCGGACTACCGGCATCATCGATGATGCCACAGCAGAGCAGATCAATATCATCTGGCCAGAAGGAGCTTAATGAGCAAGTTCTATGCAGATCTTACCGAGCGAGTGATCGCAACATTCGCCTTCACATTCCTGTCAGCCGTCAGCTTCACTGATATGAGCACCCTCAAGGGTGCCGCTATCGCTGGAGCCGCCGGAGCGGCGAGCGTACTGAAGGGCTGGCTTGCCCAGTTCGTCGGAGATCCAGATACCGCAAGTCTTACCAAGTGACAAAGAAGCCCCCTCTGATGAGGGGGCTTCTTTTCATTTGTCAGCCGTTCGGATTGGCCTCGTACCGAATCCTTGCAGCCTCCATCTCGTTGGAGGCGTGGACGGCCTTGGCCACGGCCTGATCATAGGTCTGGCGAGTCGCTCCGCCACTCACCTCGCAGAGCCTGAGGGCCGCCTTCTGGTCCTCCTTGATGGCCTTGCCGTAGTTCTGTTCGTTCTTACCCATCAGTGTCCACCGCTTCCTTCCCCGCTCTTGTGCGAAAGCCGAGTTCCGTTCGGCTCCGGAAGGAAGCCCTTCCAGGGCGACTCATCCTGAGGATGCTCCCTCGGTGCCGACTCATCGTGCTTGCCGGTGTCCTTCTGATGCTCATCACTGGACAATGTCTGTCACCTTATTCACGAGTATCTCCGTTATCTTCCTCTTGAAGATAACGTTCTGGGGATTGATCCACTTCCGGCCTTGCATGTTCGAATACTGGATGTACATGTAGTAGAATCCGTCGCTCTTGCGTGTGGCCCTGTAGGCCGCCCGATACGGAAGCCCGCAGACGGTCGCTGTGGCGTCTCCGTATCGGTCAACGTATTCAGACACCGGTCTCCCATGGATCGGGCGCCAGAGCCCTGTTGTAGACCCTCTGCTCTACCTTCTCCAGCCGCTTAATGATGTCCTCCTGGTTGGCCTTGAGTGCCAGGAGTTCCTTCACCAGGGCTTCCACGTTGATCAGTGGATAGTTCACTTCTTCTTGCCTCCGATGATCAGAACCACGATCACGACAAGAAGAAAGAGGGTCACTGCCACCGCTCGTCGCCCTTCTTGTGGATCGGAATACGCTTCGGCATCTCTTCCGGCTTACGTTCCATTGCGATTGTCCTCCTTGTACTGTGCGTCCAGTGCGTCGAACTCGGCCATCTTCTTGTCCGGACTTGCACTCTCGAAGAAGGCCGGAGGAAACTCCGGACCCTTGGGTTCCGGCCTCTGTCCGGGCTGAGGGCCCTGCTTGCCGCCATGCTTGCCCATTACTCCCCCTTCTCCAGCTCTACGATGTAGTACTCATCATACTCAAGAGACGTTCCGTCGACCGGGATCTTGATGCTGCTGTCATCCTCACCCAGAAAGACCCCGTACGGCTCACCGATGGACGCCAGAGCGTCCATCGCTCCCTGAAGTGAGTCATACCAGTAGGGAGTGACCTCCGTTACCGGAGAGCCAACGCCCCTCGGCTCCGACTCGTTGAGGATGATGAAGACCTCACTCATTGCCCTGCTCCATATCTTCGATCTCCTGCTTGATCTGCTTGCGCGCTTCGTCTTCAGACTTGCGCTTGTGGGGCCTGCGGAAGTGGCGACCGATGTTCCAGTCTTCCACTTCCGCCCAACCTCGATAGGTCTTGCTCACGATCGGATCCTAGCTCGCAGTGCGGAAGCCCCGGAGGCTACCCATATGGAATTGACATCCTCACCGGAAGGAAGCGTCACCCGGATGGCGTTTACTTCGGAGACAACGCGATCGGCAAACTTCTCACCCGCATCATCCCCCTCCTGCCATACGTATACACGCTCGAAGTCCTCGAAGATATTGTTCCAGTGATCCAGCCACTTGCTGGCACCGCCGACGCCAACGCAGGGGATGCCAGCAAGTGTGGAGCTGAGAGCGTCTATCTCTCCCTCGGCCACCGCGATGGCCGACTTGGCATCAGCCAACGCCTTGACATTGTACAAGTTGGTCTCAAGTCCCTGCCACATCTTGTACTTCGGGTGCTTGAGTTCCTTGCAGGAGTGATCCTGCATGCAGCGGAAGTTCATATTGACCGTGCCAGAGTCCGTGAGATACGGGATCGACAGCCTGCCAACCAGGTGATCGTGACCCGGGATCGGGTCACGTACTACGCCAAGTCCTCTTGAACGTGCGGCTTCCTGATCGATTCCTCGACCGGCCAGATACTCCAGCGCCTCGTCCAAGTGATTCTGGTACTGAGTCGTTGCTCTTTGCAGAGATCTTTTCTGCGGCACGCTAAGCTGAGGCACGATACTTGCCTCTCATAATTGCGGAAATGTGATCGCGAGTCACGCCAAACTCTGAAGCAAGTTCGCCGCCGTTGTTTCGATTATATCCGCAGATCTCGTAGCGATCCCTTATTTCAGAGACATCCCTATAGCTCAACTTGGCTGAAGGATGTCGATCTCCGGCGGTCGAGCGACCTCGCTCGACCTTGTCTTGTGCATTATCCAGATGACTCCCGGGGGCGAGGTGGTTAGGATTGATGCACGGCGGGTTGTCGCATGAGTGCCTGGCGACTAGGGCAGTGCCGAGGGTGCCAACGATCGCGGCACCAATGGGCACCATTTTACCTCCGACCCTAGCCTTGGCATACCTCTCAACTCCCCAATCCCAGCATTCATCGCTTCCAAGTTCGCTTGAAAGCCCTCGAACCTGATCGCCGACTGGCACGCCCTGAGTAATCTGATCCATCGACGCCTTGATCAGTTCGACCACTGATCTCTTGAGCTCTTTTGAGAGCATCGCCATATGGTATCTGCTCCTTCTTCATGATCAGCTGTACTGCGTTGCCCTTCATGTCACATGTGTGACATACGAAGACATTCAAGATGGTGTTGACGGAGGACGACGCCGTACGGTCCCCATGGAAGGGACACTTGTACGGACGCCATCCTCTGTCTTCCATCGGAAGATCTCCGCCGTAGTACTCAAGGATGGGGCCCACCAGAAAGGTGGGCCACTCCTTGTCAGCTCGGCTGTTCCTTAAGGTAGTCATCTGCTGACACCTTTATCTGAGCGTACTCGTAGTCGTTGGGCGGCTACCCTGTGGACTGTTCGAATGCATCGGCAGTCTTCCCGACTAACTCATCCTTCTGGTCCATAGCCTGCCTCCTTGAGGAGCTGCTTAAGGGTGTCCACTCGCATGCAGACAACCCACTCACCGATGTTCGCTTCGCCTTGCCCGTTCATCCTGAGCACAGCTACACCCATATCGGCCGTTGTTATCTCGCTGATGTCGCCCTCGATCTGCTTGAGTGCAGCCTGAGGGTTGAATCCGGCCCGAGCCTTCAGCTCGAACCAGACGCCAGGAGTACCAAGAATGTCCCGCCCCTGGCGTCCAGCGCCAGTGGGCTCAGCGTAGGGGAAGAGATCCCGAATGTACTCAGCGAATACCTTCTGAGTCCTGTAGCCCCTGTGCTTCCTACTCTGGCTTGTCATCGGACTCCAGAATCCGCTTGATCTCCTCAAGCACACTCTCTCGATTGGGCTCTTCGTCGTCACTCACTTGGCTATTCCACTTCCTCCGCAGGAGACGCAGACGACCATCTCCTGCACTGTGTAAATCTCTTTGGTCGTCGGATGAGTCTTGCTGACGGGGATGAACTTACGTCCAGCCCCTATGCAGGACCGGCAGATCTGAGGACTCATCCGACGACTCTCTTGCAGTTCTGGCACTGGTTGACGTACTTGCCGTCGATCCAGACGGCCACGATGAGAGGCTGACCGCAGCACATCAGTCGTCCTGCCCCAAGGTTCCGCGACCGCCGCACGTGGGGCAATTGCCCTCATATGGCAGCATGTCAACACTTCCGTCGGCATTGATGCGCTGCTCATACTGGAGCACCTTCCCTCCACCTCCGCACGTATAGCAAGGTACTAACATCAGTCATCCTCCTCGAAGAGATTGATACCGGCGTCGACTCCGACGCCGTCGTGGAACAGGAGCGGCACATCTTCTTGAAGCATTTCCTCGATCTGGCAGACCGATGGCTTAGCCGTCATCCGGAACGGGTGAAGGGCCATCGGATCCTGGGGACCGAAACGGTTCTTGACCACCGCGACATCGATTGTGCCGTTACGGGAGTCGCCCCAAAGAGTAAGGATGCAGGTCGGAAGCTGGTTCGCCTTACCCATAATGGCCGAACGCGGAGGCGGACTCCCGCCCTTAGCGCTCTCACTGGTGTGATGAACGATAGTAAGAGCGGTCTGCTGGTCTCGTGAGAGCACCTTCAGTTCCGCCATCAGAGCCCAGTAGTTCTGTTCCCCAGCGCCCTCGTAATCGACATCCATGAGAATATCGATGATGGTGTGGTGAGGATAGGTCCCGTGAACCTCGCGGAAGGCTTCAGCCTCCCGCCACATGTGGTCAAGGGTTGGGGCTGCATGGAATGACCACTTGACATGACTGAACTGCTTGAGCGCGTCAGTGGCCAAGTCCGGATTGAGCATGATCTCAAGCTCTGAGTCGTTGCTCTCCATGTCCTTCATCATGCTGTTCACGCGGGTAGCCATGGTGAAGTCGTCGGAGTCCGAACTATGGTACAGAGTCGGAACGTCGGGCCCCATGGCCCTCACGATGTTGAGCATCATGATGGTCTTCATGGAGCCAGGGGGACCAGCAATCATCTGCATGGACGATCGCCGGAATGAGATCTTCTTGGAGTCGAAGATGGGCCAAGGGCTGGGGAGAGGTTCCCCAGCCGATAGCCCCCGCTTCACACTCCGGAGGAGTGTCTTCAATCTACTGCCCGGCCTCGATCCGCTCGTACTCATCGACGAACCAGCGGGCTATCTCGGGAAACTCATCCCCGATGTTCGCCTCGTTGAGAAACTTGTATGACTTGTATATGTCATAGTCGATCTCCGAGATCAGGTTCTCCAGAACCTGCTGAACGATCCGCTCATTCACCCTTGGGCGCCTTCAGCTGAACGACGTAGACCTTCTTCGGAAAGTTGCCCTTGCTCTCAGGGTCGTCGCCGCTGTACTCGATGGCGATCATGCCGTTGACGACCAGCCGACCACCCTCACGGATGGCCGCCTTAGCGGCCTTCAGCTTGCCGCCCTCTAGCCGAAGGGAGACTTCCTTGCCGTCCTTCAGGGTGCCGATGACGAGCCAGCAAGGGATGGGCTCGTACGGGAGCTGAAGATTCAGCTCGGACTGGCGGACCTTCTTCTGGTTCTGGAAGTACAACTGCTCTGCCGGACGGCCATCCACGAACTCCCGCACGGCAACCTTGGCTACGCTCTTGATGAGGATAACGTGCTTTGTCCCCGGAGTGGAGAAGTTCACGCCCTTGGGGACGATGGAGCCGGAGAGTTCGTCGTTGATGTCAGTCATGTGTATCTGCTTTCTGTAGTTTGTTTAACCGAAGTCCCAGTCGCTATCCGCGACTGGAGTGGCGGGCTCACTCTTGTCTGCCCACGGGTCTGCTGTCGGAGCCGCAGGAGGGTTGTCCCACGGAGCCTCATCCATGACCTCAGTTGCTCCGAGGTCATGCTTAATGAGATTGCCAGCCTCCTCCTGGGACAGCTCCTGATTGATGTCAGGCTCAGGCTTACCGACCTTCTTCGGACCAGCCGCCAGGGCGGCTGCCTCCGCCTCCTTGTACCGGAGGAAATCAGAAGCGTACTGCTGAGCCAGGACCTCAGGAGTGGGGTTATCGTCAGTGGTAGTCCGAAGTTCTACATAACCGTAGGGAACCTTCGAGGGGAACCTGAAGATGATCTCAGCCACTAGACCGCCTCTCCCTTGACGATGATGGGCTCATAGCGCCCGCCGAAGTTCAGTTCGATTTCGTACAGCGTCTCGCCATGGCTGTCATCGAACCAGCAGCCGTCATCGTATGCAGCCCTTACGGCTGCTCGTATGGCCTCAAGATGATCCGAGAAGGTACTCACAGCCCCGGCACCTCGACACTCACGGTGCCATCCGCCTGGATCTCGATACGCGTGCCGGATCCGCCCCAGCGGATGACGCTGTCCGTTACTGCCTTTATGGCTCGGGCGTATGCGGCGAGACTTCCCGCGTCGAGCATGTATTCAGCGTCACCTATCGTGCGGCCGTAGCCGTCAGGCTCTATGGTGAACTTTGCCACTAGAAAGGTATCCCATCTGTAGTTGATTTGTCGTAGTAGTCTGACCGAGCCGTACCGGGAGACTCCACATTACAGTTCGGAGCCTGGATGCAGAACCGGCAATCGAAGCCAGGGTTCGGCTTCCACACACGCTTCTTGATCTGCTCGAACGCCCTCTGATACCGAGCGCCTAGAGCGCTCGGATCCACGCCAGTCAGATCGACCTTGCGTGCAGTTGATGCTTCGGGATGAAGCATCGCCCACAGGCCAGTGAAGGCCAGGCTGCCATGCTCCGTGAAGGGATGGTCATTGCCGGAGACGGAAGGCTGGGACAGAAGGGCTGCGTACGTCTCCAACTGGAGGTTCGTCTTGGGCTTCTGCTTGCCAGTCTTCCAGTCAACTATCACCGGACCATGCTTCTTGTGTTCACCAACGATGTCGATGAACGCCTTGATGGGAACCTCGCATCCGGGCAGCATGCCCGTTGCGTCGTACTCCACTTCCCACACATCGAGATCGGAGAGGAACGTAATCGCCTTTTCGACGCACGCCTTACCAATCTCTACCGCCCGACCGCGTACGGTCGGGTTGTCCTTCGGCCCACCGGAGAGCCAGTTGACGTCATCCGGATCGATCTTCATCTGCTCACGGATGAGCGGATAGAAAATAGATTCGAAGTTGGGGGTATCTCCGGTTTCGATGTAGATCTCGATGGACTTATGAACCGCCGAGCCGAGAGGAAAAAAGTACGTCATAGAGGGCTGCGCCTTTACGTACTTCGACAGATACCATGCCCGAGGACATGATTCATACTGACTGAGAGCGCTGAAGCTCATGTGGGATAGGATCATTCGTCTCCAATGTGATTATGTATACGCTTCCTTCTGTAGTTTGAATGTAGTTTATTACCTGTAGTTCAGTCATGTTTTGTAGTTTAGGTGGCTTGCAGCTCAGAGCGGGGCCTCAAACCCGTCGCACTCGTCAACACTACTGGTAGCCAACCAGGGTAATACAGGTTAATCCCTCTGGTGGGAGGAGCCAGGATCACTGGCATCCGGAGTTTCGACGTCCGTCTTTCACCTGCATTCTGCGTGCGTGGACGGGAATCGAACCCGCTCACGGACCGCTGGGGTCCAGCTCTTCCATTGAGCTACCACACTCCACCTTCAGGGCCGACGCCCTTCCGGTACCTCAATTGTACAGCACTCAGGCCGACTTGAGGCCCTTCATCTTGGCTCTGTAGTCCTTCATCACCTGGCGCTTGCACTCGACGCAGCGACCGGGTTCGTCAAGGATGTGGCCACGACTGCACTGATACTGGATCCCCGTGGGCGGTTCACCCGCCCGGACTGTCCACCGGCGATCCTCATCGGTGGCGTCCTCCTTGCACTGCCAGAAGACTGGGCACTCGATGCAGATCTCGCCTGCCTGAATGAAGTTGAGACGGTTGTGCTCAGCTAGCTCACTGAGGGTCATACCGACAGCCTGAGGGCTGTCGGCTTCCGACAACTCGAACAGTTCCGACGGATGGCCGACGCATTTGGCGTCAGCTCTCCAGTCGTCGGGCTTCTTGTAGCCCATTTCCTGCATGAAGATTTCGTAGTTGGCCAAAATTTCCTCCGAGTAAAAGTGTGACCTAGATCACAGTGCCTTTGCGGCAGGCTCCACGTATTCGGACACCTGGATGTGGAGAATGGTGCTGACTCGAACGACCACTCCGTGCGGGGCCTCTATGTCGCCGACGTACAGCCACTCCTCATCGGGCGCAGGAGTGGCTGTACGGGCCGCCTGAGTGAAGCTGGAGGCCATTACTTCACCACGGAAGTTTCCGAGCTGGCCCTCTTGTGTGACCTTGTACATCACGTTGTACTTCTTCACAATTCTCTCCTTGCTGTATAATGGATGACATGACGAAGACAACGGTCGTTATTCCTGACGTTCAGTATCCCTACCACGATGAGCTGATGCTCAGCAAAATCATCAAGGTCATCGAAGACATTCAGCCTCACGCGATCTTCCAGATCGGTGACGGCATCGACTTCCCGCAGGTCAGTCGCTGGTCCAAGGGAACTGCGGGAGAGTATGCCCCGACTCTTCAGCGGCACATCTCCGGATGGGCCGGAGTACTCCGCAGCCTGAGGGCTGCGGCGCCCGACGCGAAGATCTCCTGGCTAGAAGGTAATCACGACCTCCGACTGCGGGACTTTGTCAAGCAGTACGCGGCACCTCTTGCCGCACTCGACGCACTGGAAATGGACAGCCTGTTTGGTCTGTCCGACCTCGACATACGTTACGTACGCGGGCCCGTGCGAGTCGCAACTAACACGTACGCCGTACACGGACATGAGTCCTCCGGTTATAGTTCCACGCCTCAGGCGTGGGACACTAAGTTCATCAAGCGATATGGTTCAGAAAAGAACATCATCTTCGGTCACACTCACCAGCCCTTTATCACCGCCAGGGCTTATGGTTTCGACGGGAAGGTTACTCCCCGCTTCACAATGAACGTGGGATCTATCATGGATCCCTGTCACGCGAAGTATGTAAAGGATGGTGCGGTATCATGGACCATGAGTTTTGCCTTGCTGCACGATGACGGCAAGCGCGTGTATCCGGAACTCATTCTTGCCGACAATCGAGGCTTCATGTTTCAAGGAAGGAAGTACTAATATGGCGGAATGTTCTCACCCGGCAATCAGCCAGCGCGCCGACGGCGGCTGGTACTGCACCGAATGCGGATCCCGGAGGGCTTAATGGAACTCGAATACATCAAGATCAAGCGCATGGTCCGTGAGGTTGCCGCCTCAGCGTCCTCCAACTTCCCTTCCTACGTAACTGCCGAGGACACTGAGGGGCACCTTTGGGTCTGGGCGTACGCAAACAGGAACAGGGTCCAGAAGACAATGGACGGGGAGGGCTGGGAATGGAAGCTCCGCAAGATCTTTCGCGATGAGGCGATGAGCTTCTGCGCCACAGAGAAGGCGGCGTCAGAAGGCTACTCCCAGGATGACCTGTTCCGGTACTCGATCCCTAAGATTCGGAAGATGCTTGACAGCATCTTTGACTACGAGAACTGGCAGTCGTTCGGGCTGCATGGCGATGGTCAGCCGACCGGCAAGGGGCAGGCCAACGCCACTGGCGATCGAGTCGTTGAACTCATCGACATAAAGACCGCCCTTCAGTCACTGCCAGAGGATTCATACAATCTTCTCGTGTGGCAGTTCAAGTATCAGTACACCAACGACATGCTCGGCGAAGAGTTGGGCATCACCTCCAATGCCGCCAGCCTGAGGGCTGGCAGGGCGCTGAGAGCCCTTCAGAAGGAGCTCGGCAGGAAGACACCAGATGAGATCTACAAGCCTTCAGACAGGCGTGTAGTCCGTTCGAGCGCAGCCGCAAGGGCGGCTGTCAGCAATCAGTATGAGGGGAATTAATGAAAGACTGGACCGACGCGGAGAAGCTTCTGTACGACAAGAGCCGAGCGCTCAAGATGCAGGCACGGGAGATGCGAAACAAGCGCCTGCGTGAAGACGAGACGCGAGAGAGGCAGGCCCTTCACACCAAGAGGCTTGCCGACGAGGCTACGGCCCGCCGGGCCAAGGTCGATAGGGACGCACGCATAAAGAGTGCGCTCATGGCCTTCATGAATGCACTCAAGAAGGAGAACCTAGCTCTCCTCGGGTACGGCATGTTCGGGGAAAAGAAGCATGTCCTCACCATTATCGACACGCGAGGAACTCCCGGTGTCGCTGGCACTACTTCCGTGCGGAACGGATCCGCCAGTCCGACAGACGTAAATGTGCGGCTGGTTTCCGGTAAGGGATTCGAGTGGGACTGAGGAACGGTGAAAGGGACCGGCCTTAGCCGGTCCCCAACATCACAGCTCAGACTTGTCGATAACGAAAGACTTCAGGCCGCCGAGGATTTCTTCGGCGGTCTTGTCGTCTTCCCAGACTTTCGCGCTGATGAACAGGCACCACGCGGCCATATCATCACGACCGGTGCGATAATACTCGGCGAGAGCGGCGAGAGCGGCCGAGAGGCCGACAAGGATCCAGGCCCAGACCCAGATACTCACACCTCAACCATGTCGGCGAAGCTAGGCGGGTAGAGGAATGACATCTTGCGGAACTGGTTGTCATCGTAGCGGTGCGTGATGAATGCCTTCTTGCCACTCGGGTCAACCTTGACATCGATCACTTCGTAGTACACGCCATCTGAGGACACTCCCTGCCAGCGGTACTTCTTGCCCACCTCGAAGGTGGGCTTTGGGGTCGGCGCATAGTTGACGTAATTCTTCTGGCGGTCAGCCAGGCTCTCGCGGTATATCTCGATGCCGGGGCAGGAGCCCTTCGCGTCATCGTATTCATCCTTCTGAGCGACCCAGAAGGATCCGTCATCCTCGGTCTTCATTACGACGTAGAGACGCTCCGTTGGGGCGAAGGTCACGATGTCGCCGGTCTTGAAGTCAGCCATTCTAGTTCTCTCTCCTGTAGTTCTTCTTCAGCCCAGCGTTAGACTCGGCATGAATCAGGACTGGATGATCCTGCTTGTGCATCAGGACGGACTTGTCCCCGGCGGCCACGATCTCATAGCTATGGGCCCTCTGGCCCATAGAGACCTTGTCGCCAGGCTTCCATCCATCAGCATTGTTGCCCGGTGCACCGCTTTTGGCGGTGCTCGGTGTCACCACTCGCCAGAATGGTGCGCCGACAGGCATCACAGTGCCATAGTCGGAGTCAGCGGTGATGATCCAGACTGTCGAGACTGTACCCAGCTTGGATCCCCACCACATGTCACCCATCCAGCCGACATGGTAGATCTTTGACACCATGGGCGCCTTGAACGCCAGTCCTGGCGTCAAGGGAATCGGAGGTGAAGACTCGCCTCTCGTCCACATGTCGTACATGCCGTCAACAATCAGCTTTGCCACGTCAGTGACACTGCGTTCGTCATTGGCGGGATCTTCAAGGAATTCAGCAATCCTCGCGATCTGCTTCGGCCTCGACGGAATGGCCATAGTCCTCCTGTTCGTTGCTCCGG